TGTGGATTCACATCTAACTGAAAGGTCTTACGACCGGACTTTTATTTGTGATTACGAAAGCACAAATCCAAATGAGCCTAGATCATTAAACATCTAGGTTAGGTACTTTCTAATGAAAGTATTTTTTCCTTCGACAATTTGATCACTAAAAGCAATCTCCTCGTCCTCATTTAGCATCCGGTGATTTTCAAGATTTTCCGCGGCAAACATTTCAACAAGGCCTTGATGACTTAAATGATATAATTTACAAAATAAAACGAAAAAGTCATCATATCCATGCTTATCAAAGATATCTCTCGCGTACGATATTTTGGATATCCCTGATACATAAGACTCAATATCCATCTCTCCCGCATTTTGGAGCAAGTAGACTCCCTTTACAGGGATCCACTCGATGGACTTTTCAACTACTTGAAAATATTGAGAGTTGAAATTTATGTATCTGGTCGATACTTGAGTCTTTGAAATGTTTAAAGACATACCATATTCCTTCACGCCCTTACACCAGAATTCACAGAATTCTCTTGTCAGTGCAAGGAAAGCAATATCGTCACCATTAATTTTCAAGCTCTTCGAAAAGAAACAAGAAAAAGATTGGTAAGCAAAACCGAGACGGATATTATAATATTTCTGATAAAGTGCTGCATATACAACAAGATTATATATACAAAGAACAGGGAAACTGAGTTTACATCCCATCATTTGTCCGCGCTTTTGGACAAAAGTGGTCCCGTCAATATTTTCTATGACATGACGGGTCAGTGCTTCCCTCGCAGCACATTTCATCTCGGAAGGCATATCTTCCACCCTCTCTAGAATACAGTCCAAAATAACCTCCGTTATTCTAGACGAGAAAGTGTCCGTCGCGCTATCATAATCACCAGAAACCATCCAAAGTTCTTTTTTGGAATGCAATACCAGATTGCTTAAGAACTCCTTCTGATCAGTCTCCCCAACAGAAAAAAAAACTAAAGTTTTTTAAATAGTTAAGAAGACACTGTTGCAAGTCCGAAAAAATGACTTGCTCCCAAGAATGTGTCGTAATAATTCTGTTTTTAAAAATTCCTGGGAGAACCACGACCTTTGCCTGTTTCGAAGGAGGCTCGATCGCTGTGAGTGGCACAACAGTC